GCTCGCGCTGGCGCTTCTGTGATGGGATTTGTCACAAGCCCAGAGGGCGAGCTTGAGGGCGATGATGTCGAAGCTGATCGCAGAATCAGTGAATTTGAGCCTGGGATGTGGAAGTATCTGGAGCCTGGTCAGAATGTTGAGGTTCCAAACATCAGTTCACCTGATCAGCAGTACGAGATGTTCGTGAAGAATAAGGTTCGGCGTTTTGCGTCAGGTTTTGGTTGTTCTTACGAGACGTTATCGCGTGATTTCAGCGAGACGAATTACAGCAGCAGCCGACTGAGTTTGCTTGAAGATCGTGAGCACTGGAAGGTTGTTCAGTCTTATTTGATCGAAAACTTTCATAATCGGGTATTCCGCGAGTGGCTTGACTTAGCTGTATTGGCTGGTGAGCTTCCGTTCGATGATTACGATTCACGTCCTGAGCGTTATGACACTCCGCGATGGATGGCTCGCGGATGGGATTGGGTTGATCCATTGAAGGAAGCAAAAGCTTATCGCCAGATGGAGCAGGCTGGTTACATGACCAAGGCTCAGATCGTCGCGAAGCTTGGCGGAGACTTCTTTGACAACCTCACTGAGTTCTCTCGTGAACAGCAAGCAGCCGAAGAGCTTAACGTTGAGCTTGATCGTGACATTATTGATGAACTCCCAGAGGAGGTTGAGTGATGCCTGCAATGCCAACTGAAGGTATGCGCGAAGAAGCGCAACGTTATAGAGATTGGAAAGAGGATGGCCGCGATGGTGGTACTGAAGTAGCCGCTCGTCGCGCCACTCAAATTCTCAGCGGCAACGAACTCAGTGATGACACAATCGTCGAGATGAGTGCTTGGTTTGCTCGCCACGAAGTAGACAAAAAGGCTGAGGGGTTCAGCCCTGGAGAGGAAGGTTATCCTTCTCCAGGCCGTGTTGCCTGGGCTGCCTGGGGTGGTGACGCTGGCAAGGCTTTTTCTGATCGCACTGTTGAATCCATGGACCGCTCAATCGATGAAGAGACCAGGGCCGAACCTGACGGCCTGAAGGTTGGTGATTTTGTTCGCTGGAGTTCGTCTGGCGGCAGCGCACAAGGCAAGATCACAAGAATTGTTCGCGATGGTCAGATCGACGTTCCTGATAGCGAGGTTGTCATCAATGGCGAAGAAGATGACCCTGCAGCTTTAATTCAAATTTATCGCGAAGGCGATGATGGCTGGGAACAAACTGATGTTTATGTAGGGCATAGATTCAGTACACTGACAAAGATCGAAGCCTTACGCGCAATGGAACTTACTTCGGAGGTGCCTGATGTTGTTGCAGAAGAGAGTTCTAAAAAAGAATTGTCTCGCGATCTTGAAGGTACAAAATTCAAGCGTGTTGAAGCGACAAGTTTCAGCATGGTTGACGAAAGGAGCATGGAATTTCCATTCAGCTCTGAATATCCCGTGGCTCGTTACTTTGGAAACGAGATCTTGAGCCATGGCATGGAGTCTGCGAATCTTTCGCGACTCAATGATGGCGCACCGCTTCTTTATAACCATGATCCAGATCGCATGATCGGCGTTGTCGAACGTGCTTGGGTTGATGGTGAGAAGAAACGCGGTTACGCCAAGGTGCGCTTTTCGCGCAATAAATTTGCGCAAGAAGTGCTCCAAGACGTTCGCGATGGAATCCTTCGCGGCGTTTCTTTCGGCTACTCCATTGATAAAATGGAGGAGCGCGAAGATGGCCTTGTAGCTACCAATTGGTCGCCTTACGAGGTCTCGTTAGCTGTTATCCCAGCTGACCCCACTGTCGGAGTTGGACGTTCTCTTGAGATCGACGATTCTGACGTAAATGTTGAGGTTGAGCGTTCTTTACAGGACGCCAACCCTGATACTGCGGCTTCGACCGCATCTCCCGTAAACACAGTGACTGAAGTCATGGAAAGCACCACAACTGATGTGGAGGTGATCCGGTCCGAGGCCGTAGAGGCCGAACGTAACCGGATTGCATCCATCAACAAACTCGGCGAGCGTCACAACCTCTCCGATCTTGCACGCGAATTAATCTCTGGCGGCCAGTCCGTTGATGAGGCTCGCGCTGCTGTCCTCGAAAAAATCGGAACTCAACCCGTGGAACACAGCATCACCGCCAACGACATCGGCCTCTCTGATAAGGAGACCCGTAGCTTCAGCTTCGTCAAAGCTCTGAACTATCTCTCTAACCAGGGTGATGCTCAGGCTCGTCGCGATGCAGCATTTGAAATTGAAGTTGGCGAGGCTGCTGCCAAGCAGTACGAGCGTTCTTCAAACGGCATCGTCATTCCTAACGAAGTCCTCCGTCGCGACTTGGTTGTAGGTACACCTACAGCTGGTGGCGACTTGGTTGACGACGTGCTTCTGGCTGGAAGCTTCATCGACCTGCTTCGTAACCGCTTGTCAATCGCTCAGGCTGGCGCAACGATGCTGACCGGGCTGCAGGGCAATGTATCGATCCCCCGTCAGACTTCTGCTGCTACTGCTTACTGGGTTGGCGAGAACGCTTCTCCCACCGAGTCTCAGCAGGCCATCGATCAAGTAAATCTTTCGCCAAAAACTGTAGGGGCGTTTGTTGACTACTCAAGGCGTCTTCTGCTTCAAAGCAGCATCGACGTTGAAGGCATGGTTCGTAACGACCTTGCCCGTGTGATCGCACTGGAAATCGACCGCGCTGCCATCTACGGCACCGGCTCTTCCAACCAGCCTCAAGGCTTGACCAACGTGAGCGGTATTGGCTCCGAGACCCTTACGGGCACCGGCACCTTCACTGAGTACATCGCGATGGAGACCGACGTTGCTGCAGCCAACGCTGATGCTGGCGCTCTTCGTTACATCGTCAACGCCACCACTCGTGGCGGCCTGAAAGGCACCAAGAAGGACGCTGGAAGCGGCGAGTTCGTCTTCGCTGATAACGAGATCAACGGTTATCCCGTGATCGTTTCCAACCAGCTTGCTTCTAACGACGCACTGTTCGGTGACTTCTCCATGTTCATCATGGGCATGTGGTCTGGCCTGGATCTGACTGTTGATCCTTACGCTGGCGCAACTGCTGGAACCGTTCGCGTCATCGCTCTTCAGGATATTGACTTTGCTGTCAAGCAGCCTTCTGCTTTCTGCTTCGCTAGCTGAAGCTCATGAGAGTTGAAATCACACGCAATGTGATGATCAACGGGGAGCCTGTGAAAGCAGGCTCTTTTGTTGAAGTCGAACAAGGCATTGCCACACTGCTGATTAACAGTGATAAGGCCAAAGTGGCCGCAGACCTTAAGCCGCTTGCTGAGGCCGCTCCATCGTGCCCTCCGAAGGCACCGTCCTGTCCGCCTAAGCCTCCTGCACGGCGTGCCAGTAAAAAGCAAACCCTTGGAGAAGACCAATGACCATCCTTTCTGTTGGCTTAGAAAAGCTTTCGCATTTTGCGCTAGCTCCAACCGCTTCACGAACTTCTGCTCTTGACGGAACAGCTGTTGACCTGAATGACTACGAAGGCGACATTTGCGTAATTCTCGATGTCGAGAATGGCGGAACTTCAACTTTGGATGTCAAGATTCAATCGGCTGACACGTCTGGTGGAACTTACTCTGACGTTACCGATGCTGCGTTTACTCAAGTGAGCACGAGCGCAAGTAAGCAGACGTTAGTTTTTGACAAAGGAAGCGCAAAGCGTTTCATCAAGGCTGTTTCAACAGTATCTACTTCAACCCACACCTATAGCGTCAATGCTTTTGGTGCTCTGAAGTACGCCTGATAGCTGTATGTGCCCGGTTCGTCCGGGCTTTTCTCATGGCATTTACAGAAGACTTAAGCGTTTTTTTGAGTAGTGCTGATTTTGCTGTTCCTGTTGTTGCTGGCTCCACTACTGGGCTAGGGATACTGGACATGCCAAGCGAGATCATTGCTGACGGAGTGGTGCTTACAACTGATTACAAGCTGACGTGTGAATCGTCAAAGTTTGGTGGCTTGTTGCATAGCGATGCAGTGTCAGTTGATGGAGTGAACTACACTGTCAGGAGTGCAAATCTTGTTGACGACGGCAAATTTGTTGAGTTAATGCTGATGAAGGACTGATGACTGTTGAAATTGGCTATTTCGCGGACAACTCTAAGAACATTCATTTCTGGGATCCTCTCACGGCTGATGGCTCAACGCCTGCAGTGAAGCTGGCTGGTACGAATTACACTTTTGTTGATAAAATTGTTGGCGGCAATATAACCGTTGTTCACGAGGGCTCTTTGAACGGCACCGACTGGTTCATTCTTGAGACGCACTCTCATACAGGCAGCGGCATAGATCATCATACTTATTCAAACAAGCCTGTTTTGTATGTCAGGGCAACGGCTTCGTCCATGGGCGCTGGCGAGTCTTTCCACGGCTCTGTGATGTCTGATTAATGACTACTAGACGCGAACAAATCTTGGCGCAGATTGCCACGACACTGGCCAGTACGGCTGGCGTTAGTGGGAGGGTGTATAGATCAAGGGTCACGGCATTAGCCAGGGCTGAGTCTCCCGCAATTATCGTCGAGCCGACAACTGACACCTGT